TAAATTTTGCTCCAGCATCAAATAACATATCTTGACCAGTCTCAAGAATCCTAAACTGCAATAATCCAGTAGTTGATGATATAGTAGCAATGTCGTGAGTAAAAGTAAGATTACCACCCATCTTTATTAATGGTGTATTTGTATCTACAATAAATATATCGCCACCATCGCCATTCTTACGTACCAGTAATGCTTCTGTATCTGTGACATCTATTGTTGATGTGCCTTGTATTACTTCATTAACTGTTATTGCAGTATTGCCAATAACTGATAAATCTTCAGTAACAGTTAAATTTCCAGATATAGTTCCGCCACCAGTTAATGGAGCGCTTCTAGTAAATCTCATTCATTACCTCCTAAAATAATCCAACTACTTTAAAAGCTGTTTCTGAACCTGCAAATACAAAAGAAGTGCATGCGAATGGAACTATTGCGCCAGGAGCAAATATAGCTGAAACTGCGGCTCCGGGTATTACTAAATTTTCTCCACTTGCTAATGTTATTGTTAAATCTTGAGTTCCAGCTGGAACTACAACTCCCATGACAGCTCTTGTAATTTTTGAAAATGATACTACTGTAGTACTTGTAGCAGTTTTAATTTCTGCGGATGTGATTGGAGCGCCTTGTTCTCTTACGCTCCATCCTTGAAGTCCTTTAGCCATCTTGCCTCCTTTTATGCCTTACCGAGCTTGGCTTCTCTCATGGGCATATGTTTTATATTTATCTAACAGCGAAAGGGCCAGATGGAAATGTCATTGAAACATTTCTTTTGTTGCTTTCGTTGTCACCCAACTTACCATAAAATTCTTTCATGTAATATTCTTTTCTTTCTATATCTCCTGCTTCATCGTATTTCATTGCTTTAATATAATCTACTAAAGCTAAACTTAGCATTTTATTTAAATTTGCATGAGATGTTTCACTAGGAGAAGAATCCTCTAAAGGTATTTGAGTAATTGTAATTCTTTCACCAGCTGATTCAGTAGTAAATGAACCACTTGCAAGAGTTAATGTACTTGAGTTAACAGTTCCGCTAGAACTTAATGTATAATCACCATCATTATTTGAAGAACCTTGCACTCTAATTTTATCGCCTTGAGCAAAAGAAGCTCCAGTAGCTGCAAATCCACTACCAGAATCACTTATAGCTGAACCTGAAAAAGAAATAGTAACACCACTTGCATATCCAGTTGTACTTTCTAATTCTTCAGATACAAATGGTTCATTAAGAGCTGTGTATTCAATTCTAAGTCCATCTTCAATATTTTCATCTGGATACATTAACTCATTTTGTTGAGTTTTAAATACACCTGCTTGAGTTATTCTTTCACTTGTAGAACCACCTAATAGCTTATATATAAGTAATTCTCTTCCTCTAAGAAAGTAAAACCATTCTCTATCTACATAGCTACTCATGGAGATGTATCCTCAATTAAATAATGAGGCTGTCTTGTTACTCTTCGTATTTGCTTGTATTTGCCATCGCTAGTATCTTTTATGCTTATATTTTTTAAAGCAATCATATCAGCTGGTAATTGATACACATTATCATCCGTATCTACTGATTTAATAATATCTTGTTTTCTAATTTTAATTTTTTCTTTAGAATTAGATTGTATTAAATGAATAGCATCTTTTATCCAAGCAATAGTTAAAGTAGCATTGTCCATGCCACTTCTTTCCATTATTTCTTGAACTGTCATTATAAATATTTAATTTCTACATATATATCGCCACTAGATGAATCTAATTGAAATTCACCAAGATTATCACTTCCTCCACCTAATCCATGCAATGTAATTGCTTCACCAGCGGCTAATGTAAAACCACCACTAGCAAAAGCTCCTCCAACACCAACTGTAAGGTTAGAAGTTGTAGCTGTTGTTTTTGCAGAACTTGTAAATCCAGTATTTTTTATATAAATATAATCTGCTATTGCAGCTGAACCTATAACAGTTTCATTGGTATCTTGTGTTTTAGACGCATCTACGTGTGCTACAGTTTCATCAGATTCTAATTCAAAATCTGCAGTTCCACCCATTCCAGTAGCAACTGAATCTGTTGTTCCTACATCGTGTTCAGCCATATCTCCAGCAGCAGCTACTCTATGAAAAACTTGAGCATTTGTACTTACTCTCATTCTTGTGCTTGCCATTTTATACTCCTATTATTATTGCGCAGCTTGTTGTTGAGCTGCTATTGTTTGATTAATTATTTTGCTATTATTTTGAATATAAGAATTTATTTCTAATTTTGCCCAATCGTAATATTTTTTTGATTCATTAGAATAAAAAGATGCATTTTGAGTGCCTAAATTAATCTTTTGACTTTTCTCAGCTGCTTCAGCTTGATATTTTTGCAAATTAGAATTATACAAAGCAACCTTACTTTGATATTCTTGATTTTCTTTTGATAACGTATTAACAAAATTCTGTACTTCTTTATTTATGCTTTGTTGATATTCATTTAATTGAGATGCATATCTTTGAAGACTTGAATTATATTGCTCTACATTTTGTTGATAATTTTGCAATGCATTTTGTAAAGCAATTTGAACATCTTTATTCATATTGTTACTATTAATTGATATTTCATTTTGAGCATTTTGAACAGCTTCTTGAACATCTTTTTGTAAATTTTGATTTTTTCTATTTATATCTTGTTGATAAACAATATTGTCTTTATTAAATGAATTTAATTCATTCTGAAGGTCAGATTGATACTTTTGTAATGAAACTGAATTTCTTTGTTGCCATTCACCTATTTCAGCTTGATTTCCACTTACTATTTTATTTACTTCAGATTGATAAGATTGAATTTGGGCTTGATATTTTTGAAGATTTCTAGCTTCATTTGAATCTTTTAATTGAGCTTCTTGAATCTTTTCTTGAACCACAGCTTGGTAGATTACATTTTCTTTATTAAAATTATTTAATGCATCTTGAACATTTGTAGAATATTTTTGTAAATCTGTTTCTCTTTCAATTTGCCAAACTTTTAAATCACCTTCTAAATTCTGTTGATATTCTTGTACTTCTTTTGAAACTTGAGATTGATAACTTTGTAATTCATTAGCATATTTTTGAAGAATTTGAGAATCATCAGTTTGAGATAATTGTGCATTTTGTATTGCTACTTGTAAACTTGCTTGATACACCACATTATCTTCATTAAAAGAATTTAAATTATTTTGTATATCAGAATTATACTTTTGTATATCTGTTTGCCTTTCTTGATTCCATACTTGCAAATCTCCAGCTAAATTTTGTTGATATTGTTGAACCTCTTTATTTACCTCAGCTTGATATACTTGTAATTCGGATGAGTATTTAGACAATTTTTGAGCATCATCTTGAGATGATAATTGAGCATTTTGAATACTAATTTGAAGTTGAGCTTGGTATTCAGCATTATTTTTATTAAAAACATTTTGCTCATTTTGAATATCTTGTTGATATTGTTGCAATTTATCAGATTCAGTTTTGCCCCAAGCTGTATATACAGTTTGTAATTCTAATTGGTATCTTTTAAAATTTTCAGAATGTTGTTGAACTTCCTTATTTACATTTGCTTGATACTCGTTTAATTCAGAATTATATTTTTGCAATTTAGCTGCGTATTCTTGGTTTTCTTTTTGCAATTTCAATGATGCTTCTTGTTGTTTTTCTGTAGCTTCTATTTGAGCTGTTTCTCTATGTCTTTGAGCGTCTAATTGAGCTTGTTGGATTGCTTCTTGCAACTTAGCCTGATATTCAACATTTGCATCATTAAATTCATTTAATTTATCTTGCATAGCTTGAGTATATGCGCCTACATATGTTTGAATTTTTTGCAATGTAGCATTAGCTAATTCAACATCTTCTGCACCTTCTATTAAATGAGTAGCTGTAGACCACCATTGGTCAAATTCTATAGCATTACCATCAAAATCATCAATTGTATTTTCTGCATCTAATTGAGTTATATTAGTCAATTCAAGACCTTGACTATCACTAGCAACAGTAGGAGATGTATAAGTAGGAGGTATCCCTAAATTTGAAACTGTAGTAGAAGTAATAGATACAGATGCAACATCTGGAACCGTATAACTTGGAGCTGATGGAGGAACGGGAGGAACAGATGATATACTTAATGAACCTGGGTCGCTATCTCCAAAATCTGATACAGTCCAATAATCTTTAAATGCAACTCTTGTAGGAGCAATTGATTGTGTATAAGTTGGTGCATTTGTACTAAAACTTACAGAATTATCACTAATTGAAGGAGCAGCTGGGGCAACAGCAGATATATTAAGGTCTGATATTGTTGGAGCTGATGTCAATGATAATACTGGTTTTGTATATGAAGGTGCAGTCTCAGAAAAAGAAACACTATTAGAACTTAATGTAGGAACTACAGGAGGACTAACAGATATTGTTAAATTTGATATTGTAGGAGCACTTTCTAAACTAATTACTGGTGATGTATAACTCGGAGCTGAGCTTGAAAAATCATCTACGGTTTGAGCCGAAAAAGTAGGAACGACAGGAACCGAAGGATAAGACCAAGTAATTGTAGGAAAATTAGTTAATGAAAAAACAGGCTTTGTGTAAGAAGGAGCTGATTCGCTCATAGAAGCCATATCAGATATACTAATAATAGGTTTAATAATATCATTTACACTTGCATCAGTATATGTAAAACTTGGAGATGATGGAGCTGATGGTGATACCGATGAAATTGAAAGGTCATTTCCAAAATCTGGAGATAAAGGAGAAACTGGGATTGATAAATCAGTCCAATCAATTACTTTACCGCTAGCTAATTTTGAAAATTCAGAAGAAGCTGCGTGAAAGATAACTGCATTTCTTAAATCAGAATCATCATCTATTTTACTATAATCTACATAAAAAACATATCCAGCATTGCTTCCATCAGTTACTGGTGCAAAATGAACTGCTCCTTCTTTATGATACCAAACTGGATGTTTAGCTGTCGCATATTTTAAACTTGTAGAATCCAATGCCCATATTGCATCTGATAATGATATTTCTCTACAACTATAACCATTTCTTTGCACATCTATTATCGAATCATTAACTGAAAATGTTATAGCGCTTCCATCTGTAGAAGCGGATGAAGCCTTTTGTGCAAAGTTTAATAAATTTTTTGGAACGCTAGATACTACAAATTTTTGTGCAGATATTATAAACTGGTCATCAGCGTCCGAGACTCCAGTTATGTTTTCTATATCTAATTCTATGTTTGTTGTTGCCATATAAATTTTTTTTTATACATGGGGGCCCAAAGACCCCCACATATTATTTGTCGTTTAGATTAACTCTAAGACCTTGATGCAGTTCCACTTACAAAAGCACCATCTGTTAAAGCTGCTGCTTGTAGAACATACCAGTGATGGCCATCGCATAATACTTGCAATCTATCGCCACCTCCAGCTGCTCCGCCTGAAGTGTCAAACATTATCTGGTCATCTGCTACAGTTGTATCGTGAACAGAATTGCCATCATATCCAACTCCCATAATGTATTCACTAGCTGAACCACTTGCGACTATTAAGTCTTTTGTAGCTTCAGCGTCACTTTCTATACCTAGTATAAATGTGAATATCGCTCCTTTAGATAAAGCAGCGGATGGTAAAACAAAAGCAGCTGAGTTTGCAGATATATCTACTATGTAGTAATTACCTGCGTCACCCTTTACTAATGTTTTAGTTGGAGATGCAACAGTGCCGTCAGCGGCAGGTTTGACATGTTCAACGATGCCAATCTTACCATCAACAGAGTCATCAAACTTATTTTGTCCGTACATTGGATTAGCCATAAGTATCCTCCTTAAGTCCAGACAGCGTGGGCTTCTGGCATTGACCATTCCATCCCCGCTTCTGTTTGAATTAAATCAACCCTTCGGTCAATTCCACTATTCTCAAGAGTTTGAACTCCTACATATACTGCTGTATCACGATTCATACCATTACCAACTAATGGTCGATAATGACAATGTCTCATGTTACAAGCAAATATCTTGACTGGAGAACCATCTAAGTGAACATTACGAGCTACATTCATATCACCATAAGGTGTAGAAATAACTGTAACATCAACTCCGAAGGCTTTCTTTTTACCAATCATATCAATATTAGCTCTACCATAGGAATTACCTGAAGAATCAGGTGAAGAAGCCCCTGGCTTTACCATACCAACATTATTAGCAAAATACCCACTCAATTTATGCAACCAATTAAATACTTCTGTAGAACAGAAGAACATTGTAGCTGCAGAATTGTTGTAGCGAGGGTCTAGGAATTGAGATAAATCATCAAGAAAATCATCTTGAGTTTTACTTGATAAAGTTAAACCAAATTGATTTCCATAACTCAATACATAATCTATACCACCTTGAGTATATTGAATACCAGCTGAATCTGTATATTGATTTCCAAACAATAGAGATGTTTCAATATCCCATTTGTGTTCAATCAACTTTTCACGCCAGATTCTTGCAAACTCATTTGGTTCATACTTTAGGACAGTTGCACGAGTTGTGTTATCCATCGCCATAGCTGTTTTCCAAATTTGAGTTAAACCACTTCCTGTTGAGAAAGGATTGTCTTGCCAAGTTTCTGGGTATCCAGTTCCTTGTCCCCAAGAATTACCAACTACATAACAACGAGCTGTTTCAAGTTGTTGAACGGTAAAATTTTTCCATTCAGCAGCTGAAACATCATTAGTGTTTGCAGATAGGTCTTTTTGAGCAGTTGTGCCAGCACCCCAACCAGAAAGTTCTGCATTAGCAGAAGACTGTCTTACGATGGTTAATTTCAACTCAACTGAATTAGCTGTAGCTGAAGTTGAACCTTCAGATTGTTGATTTGCAGCTTCTATTCTACCTACCAAATAATCATCTACTAAAAACGCATTAGCAGCTGTAGCTGCATTTGTATTTGTTGTTTGTAGAGGAATTTTAACCATTTGACCGGGTAAAAAGAAATTTGGTCTAGTACCATTATCACCTACTCGTAAAGAAGTTGAAGAGCCATATACTTGACCAATGTTACCATCGTTCTTGTAATCACTCATCATTCTTACCCAGTAAGTTGAACCTTCTGTAACATTACTTGCAGTAACTGTAGCATCTGTAGAAGCTAACCCACCTTGGGTAGTTCCATGAGCAACTACATAAGCATAACGCTTATGATAAGAAGGTCTTCTTTCTGTGAATTTAAACTGAGGGTCATCAGTTGGTTTCTTAGCTAATTGAGAAACAAAACGAAAAAACGGGTCCTGCGCAATTGCCAATTCACTAACTCTATCGCCAAAGTTGAATTTTCTCCGAAGGTCACCAGTACTAAGACTCCCGCCTGGGTCAACTATCCCAGCGGTACTTTCAGTTAAACTGGTGACATCAGAGATGCCAAAATAATCAGACATTTTATCTAACCTTTATTTTATTTTCATCAATATTTGTCCAACCATTATAGTTATCATCCAAACATTGAATCCAGTTCTTTGTCAATTCCCAAAATTGAATCAAAGATATTGTCGTCACCAGACTTTTGTGGAGTCCCTTGACTACCAGCCTTGGCCGCTGATTGAGGTTTACTTCTGACTCTTTGCATTTGGTTTTTCATCTCTTCACGAGTTGTGTTAGCCACTTGCTTGTCTCGATTATCTCTGTTTTTTAAATAATAAATATCATCAAGAGTAAGAGTTCTAGATTTACTATAATCTACAAACTCATTCCATTCTTCATTCGACATTTTATGCTGTTCTTTAAAAGACCTTTCTGCGTTTTGAGTTTCAGCAATTTTTTGCTGATTCTGAGCAAAACTAGTTAACTTTCTTTGAACTGCTCCATCAATTACCGATTGAAGAACTTTTGCCGAACTAGATTTATTATCTGTAACAGCTTCATCTGCATCAAAAATAAAATCCTCATCAAGTCCAAGTTGTTCTTTGACACTTTTTGGGGTTTCACCACCACCCTCAAAATAATCTCTAACATGAGTGATTAAATTAGGGTCTTGTTTCATTGCATTGAGAATTGGAACATATGGTTCAAGTTCTTTTAACTGTCCATTAAGTTTTCGAGCTTCATTGCTTGAATCATTGTATCTTTTTTCCCAATTATGTCCTTCAATAACATCTTCTTGAGAGCCCATTTCTGGGGTTGCCTCAGATTGTAATTGTTGAACATTGTTAGCTGTGGTTTCTTCTGGCTCCAGTATCCCTTCATTCACCTTTCGGTCAAGAGCTTCAAAAAAATCGTCAGCGCTAGGACTTGCACTTTCAGGGCTGTCAGCAGGAAACATACCGGCTTCTAGGTTGTCTGTTTGAGTTTCAGTCATAATTACTCCTTAATTTATGATACAAACTATAGTTAAGTAAACTATTTTATTGCTGATTCTTTTTAGCGTCAGCTACAGCTAAACCTAGTTCTTTTATCTTAGTTGTTGTATCACTTTTTAGTTTATTCCGTAGCATGCTTTGTGCAACTTCGGTTTCAAGTAAATCTTTTTGAATTTTCATATCAGCTTGTTGTACTTTTCCTTGTATTCCAGATTGTACAAGCTGCCTTTCTAGTGTTTCTATTGTGCCTTCTCTATCTGTGACAACATTTTGCATTTCTTCTAATTGTCCTCTTAATTGCATATAAACACTTTTTCTCTTTATAATTGATTCTTTGTTTCTAATATCTGTTTCAGATAACATTGCTATATCATCAATAAGTCCAGACTGAAACCATTTAAAATATTCTTCTAATAAAGCCCATCTATTTAAAGGTAATGTAGAACCTCCTATTATTCTAACATCAAATCTAGAAGTTGCATAATCATTCCATTTTTCTACAGAGTTTCCAAAATCATTAAATATTGGAACATTTATTTCAATTGTTTTTTCTTCATTTATATTGTTAGGTTGTACAATTCTAAATACTTTATGAGCTTGGTATGTATCTTGAGCAAAGTCTTTAAATATTCTTCCTAAATGTTCAAGGGATGGCTCTATAATATTTTGCATCCAAGATTTTATTCTTCTAGTACCATACTCATCCATAGCAAGCAATCCTCTATATGTTTCTTGCGATTGGCTAGTATCTCCTTGCATTGAAGAATATATTCCAGAAGTATATTCCATATCTCTTTTTGCATTTTCAGTTATTCCATAAAATGCTGAATTAAGAGGTAATGGTTGGACTGGTTGTGGAGGAGCGAATCCTTGTCTATATTTTAATAAAGCTCCGGGAGATGATGAATATTTTTCCCATTCTTCTTCAGGTACAGAACCTTCTTCGTACATCCATCTTAAATTAGAAGCTAAATTAGCATTATGAATCATTATCTGATGAGCTTTATTTAATTCTTTTTGTTTTCCAATTAAAGGAGAAACAGCTCCTAGAGCAAATGGAGTACCAGTATGCTGATACACAAAAGGAACTATTGGATAATCTTTAACTTGTAATATAGTTTCATATAATAATTTGTCTCCAGAGATTATGCATAATTTTATTCTATTTTCATAAAACTTTACTGCATCAACTATATTCGTAACAAGATTTTCGTCTTCTTTCATCAAATTATATTCGACTTCAGTAACGACCATATTTTCAACTCTTGTTCTAGATTCTTCCATCTGGCTTAATAAAACCACTTTTCTTTGCTCTATTTCAACTTCCATTGATTTTTGCAATTTTTCAATTTCTAAAAGAGCTCTTTCTTCTATTATTTCTCCCTGCTCTACAGATTGAATTAATTTTAATTTTTCTTCTTCAAGCTGGACAGACATTTCCTTTCTTAAATTATCAAGAGTATCTTTTACGTCTTTTTGTATTTTTTTCATTTCTTCTGGAGAAGGTGGCATATTAACAAAAAGATTCATATATGCTATTTTTTCTTTAAAGTATCCTTCATAATAATCTATAATGTCATCTTCTTTGCCTTCTTTTGTATATGAAGAAGTTCTTACATCTGCATTAAATATAATTTCACTATCAGTTATATCTCTTTGACTATAATCATTATTTGATAAATTACTTGGATTGGCATTTTTGATTTTTCTTTTATCGTCAGGGAACAATCTCATTAATTGCTCTCTAGGTAAATCTTTCTTTATAATTATATAACTTGCATCTCTAAATAAAAAATCTCTTGAAGTAGGGTCTACATATACATCAAATGGATTGACTGAATTAAAAACAACTTCCCCCATTCCTCTATCTTGGTCTGGGTCAACATCTACTTGCATATATCCAATACCTTTTACTAAGGCATCTTGTATCACACTTGAATATATACTATTACCATTTGAATTATTCCAACAATAATCAGCTATGTCAGCATGAACCGCTGCTACATCTGAATCACTTCCATCAGCTCCGACTGCTTGCCATCTAGGATTATTAGCAGTAGCAAAAAATTTCATCATTTCTATAACTGGAGTAATTCTATTAATAACAAAATCTGGCATCCCAGCTGATTGTAATTCTTCTCTTTCAGAAGCTGAAAGTTGCTCTCCTAAGAAAAATTCATAATTCTTTTGAGCATCTGTTTGCCACTTTTGTCTTTCAGTCGAATTAGCTTTTTTAAATAAATCGACTATATTGTTTACTAATTTCTTAGATTGTCTTGCCATTAATCTTTTATTTCTACATGAACTAAATCATCAAATTTATTATCGTTTATATCTCCATCGCTATCCCAATCGCCGCCCCAACGAATTTTAACTCCCATTGCTCTTCCCAATCCTCTTAACATTCCACCCATATAATGAAACATTTCTCTATCTTCCCAATCTATCGGGTAAGGAGCGAGGTCAACAGCCTTTCCTTCTATGTGTTTGGAATACTTGGTTTTCGTTTTCCCTTGTGCTAATAATTCCTGCTGCCGCTCCTTACTCCGCAAACCTTCAATAATAGTAACGTCCATTATTTTAATTAATTCATTAAGAACATTAACAAGTCTAGAATCAACTCCTTTAAGACGTTCTTTACTTCTTTTTCCAAACTTATACATTATTTTTTCCTTTGAGACCAAAGAACATTAAGTTTTTTAGGAACAAAAGATTTTGTTTTTGGTATAAAAGATTGCCAATATGAATGTTTAGGGCCTCCAACATCTGATGAACCTGAACCTAAAGTAGAACGTGTTTGCAAAGATGATTGTTTCATACTTTTAGGATTTTCAATTTTATGTGTACTTTTTCCAGCCATTAAGCGATTACCCAACTTTTTGCTTTTTTTATCTTTTTAAACCACTTTTTTTCTTTATTTTTACTAAAATTTGGTGGAAAAGCGTGAATTAATGCATAAAAAAGACTCTCTATTGTATCATCGTGAGCCATTTTAGGCCCAAAAGTAACAATCTCATTAATTAAATCAAACATATTTTTGCGAATAAAGATAGTTCCCATGCTAAAACGAGCTGAAAGTCCGCTATATATACGATTTCTTTTCTGTTGACCTCCTGGCTTTTCTGGAATAACTGATATGTGATATTTATTTTTTAATCTTCTTTCTTCATTAAGAGCTTGGAATATACTTCTATTCATTGCGACATCTTCAACTGTAGATGATGTACAATTATATTTTTCATGCAATTCCATTATATAATCCACTACACCTTTTTTGCCAACTATTTCTCCATTTGAAGGGTCTTTACTTCCTATAGTTGGGATACTTCTATGTCTTTCATATTCTAAAACATAAGCATTGTTATTTGCATCCACAGCTACAACCATTATCACACTAAAGTCAGAATGTTTTGTATCAATATCAGTTGCAGGGTCACAACCTATAAAAACATTTATTGGAATTTCTTCATTATTAAGAACTAGATAATTTATTCCGTCATCATTTTTATAATATCCATCCCAATATTTTATATGTTTTCTTGTCCATACAGCATCTTCTTCACTCATCACTTCCATCATATATTCTTGGTAAAACTTTTGAGGTTGTCCAGAATCTGCATAGAATTTTTTCTTTTCTTCTAATTTTTTACTATCAAAAAAAGATTCCCACAAAGGTCTTCCTTCATCAGTTATTGCTTTATAAGTTATTACTCTCCAAGCAAATTCTTTTTTATCTTCTTTAGATTTTGCATAATTTGTTAAAAGATTATTTATAAAAGAATCATAATGAACTGGAGTACCATTTACTCTTAATCTTCCAATGTGAGGTTCAATAGCTGGATAAACAACGGCAGTTACAAGATTTGCATTTTTATCTCTAGCTTCTGGAGTAATAGTATTTGCTTCATGTTCAAAATCATCTAAAACAATAAGGTCATATCTTTTATGAAGTTTAGCTCCTCCTCTTATACCAGCGACATTACTTTTTGATATAAGTTTACAACCATTGGTTAATTCAATGTCTTCTTCAGTCCATTTTCTTCCTCTTAAATTTCCAAAATAATATTTTATTCTATCATTATTTTCTAAGTGATGTTTTATATAATCCATATTTCCTACACTTAATTTTTGAGTAGCTGAGACCCAAGCATAAAAAAGGAAATTATTTTTATCATTACAGAATACAAAATCTTTTATTATAGATGCTTTTGTAAGAACTGTTTTTCCATGTCCTCTAGGTATAATAATCGCTAATTGTTTTACATTTTTATCATCTATTGAATCTGACATTTCATAATGAAAGAACGGAGTTTCACTACGTAAAAAATCATCTGGAAGAAAAAGCTTACCAAAAGATATAAGGTCTTTATGAGCTAATTGAAGAGCTTCTTCAGCTTTATTTACATTTTGAGTATTTATATTAGCCATATTATTTATTTCTAAGATGCTTTAAATATTCAGAAGCTACTTCTGGATTAAAAATTGTAGTAATTAATCTATTATCATCATCATCGTATTTAGGGTCAATAATAGTTACAGGACAATTAAATATATTTTTATCATCTAAACCTAATTTATCTGCATAATTATCCATAATCTTAAATGATGCTACTTGCAATGCATGAGATATAAGTCCTGATGCTGGGTCTTTTAAAACTTGATACCCTGAAACATGAGTATGACCACAAGTAAGTATATGGTCTTTCCATCCCATTTGAGCTGCTTTTGCTATTCCATGAGCTGTATTCCACATTGAATTACCTTTAAATGTGTGTCTAGCATTGACAGTGATTTCTTTACCATTAGGAAATATGAGATTCATTCTTGCTCCAAATCTTTCATATAATCCTTTATGGTCTCTCATAATAAATTCTAGTGGGTCTCCATCTCCACTCCATACATCGTGATTACCAGCTACTAAATACAACCAGTCTACTTTATTAACAAAATATTCTGTAAGTCTCCAAGATTCTTTTGCAGAAGTAGATTGTTGTCCATACAATGCTTGTAATCTGCCTATCCAATTATTTTGTATATCTCCTAAATTACCAGCAAACATTCCTTCGGTATTATTAATTATATCTATATACATTAATATTTGAGACAAGTCTGTACCATCATCGTCTACATGAGGGTCACCAAAATGTGCAATACCTATAGGCCCGTCAATATTGATATTTATGTCTACAAGTTTTCTACTTTCTTTTGATTTCTTTTTTTGTCTGTATGCTTTTTTTCTAAAACCTATAATGTCTTCTATAGGCATTAATTCTGGGTCTCTATCTGCAACTTTAAATGGAGATTTTTCTATTATAGTAGGTTTTAATGTTTTTCTATAGCAAGATAGACAACACCATTGTTGTTTTTTACTATTTTTATAATAAGAAAATCCGTCTTTTCTTAAATTTCTAGCTCCACAATGAGGACATCCAATAATATTCCCATCGTCATCTTTTCTAAATTCATCAACTTTTTTACTAATTGTCGTGTTTGAGTTTCCCATTGTCTCCCTCGGATATTTGTTTTCTAGAAGCGCCTTCTAATTGTTCTTGTGAAAAACCTTGAAATACTCCAAGCAATCCCATTTCTTTTTGTTTGACGGTATTCCCTGAGGTTCCTACAATTTTTCCAAGTTCTTTAGTAGATTGAAGTATAATATTATCATCCTCACTAAAATCTGCAAGATTTTTTAATTTATTTAATATATATTCGTGGTCTATTCCCAATCCTTTTGCCACATCTAATACTGATTTTTCTATTTCACTCATTACTCTCTCCTGTTTTAATAATATTGTTGCTTTTTTTCTTGCCTTTTGATTTGATACTTCATTGTATGCATTTTTATATGCTTCTACAGCTCCCATACCTACTACAACATTTGTGGCAAATTCTTTTTCTTTATTAGTTATTTTTTTTCTTTTTTTGACTCTCTCATTAGTGTTTTTTATTGTTTTACTAAAAGTGTATCTATTACTATGTTGACTAAAATCAGTATCCATATATGTATTAGGTCTATTTATAAAACTTCCAACAACAGTTCTAACCCATCCTTTTGCAAATTTATAATTTTTTCTATCATTTGGATGGTTAATTGATTTTGCGACTTTTAATAATTGTATAATTCTTTCATCATCGCTGAAGACCCATTCGCCTTCATCAGCTTTTCTCCAATCTGGATTAACTGTTTTGTTAGGATGATGCTCTTTAAACTCATCTATGTCATCATAAACATAATGAGTAATATTTCTAATTTTCTTTTTTTCCAATTATTGTTTCCAATCTATAAAAATCATTTAATTGTTCAGTAAGGCTGTCTATTAAATCATTTACTTTTGGTGGAATTAAATACACTTTATCGTCTATCTCTATTGGTTGATAATTCTTACATAACGCTTCTAGTATTTGGGATTGATGTTCTATTGGGAGTTTGGATAATTCTTTAATTTCTTTAGCCATTTTTTTCTACACATTATATTAATAAATCCCTAAACCCTACCACCCTTGAATTTAAGTGATGTGTCAAATTATAGATTAATACACATTTAATACAAGTGTTATTTGACCAAGTTGTTTAGTAAAAAAATTGTAGGATTTTGAAATGGATACATACTTAGCACGTAAACCATTAAAGAGGATTATGAGAATCCGATTTTTAGTTAACCAACTTTTAAAAGGAGTCAATAATGGCTAAAGACATAACAATAGTTGTACCAATTGAAGAGGGCAAAGGAACGAAGCTCGTGGCTGTAGAGGCCAAGGTTTCAGAGGCTACTATCAATCATAACGGCGAAGATTATCATATCGTCAAACATACCAACTCTGGATTTAATTATCTAGCTGACGAGGCTTTGGTTGATGAGCTTGAGAACAATGAACTTGCTGATGAGATGCAGACACTAATGAGTTCTGAGGGCTTCTAATCAAGAGGGGGGATATACCCCCTTTTATTCTTTCTTATAAAAAGTGGTGAAAGTATGTACATATTAGTAGCCACTTATTCTATACTAATAGTACACATTAATCATTAACTTGGTCATCAACTATAAGGATACTGCAATGTTAAAACTTGACTCTAAAACAGTTTTATTTGAAGAAGATTTCATTAGATTTCAAGAAGAATTAGAAGAAGGCCTTTGCTTCAACGAAGAAGAAATGATTGAGTTGCTTGAAAGTAGACACATAGAAAAATTAAAGAAAACTTATAGTTCAGGTGGTTGGTTGCATAGATATGATAATTCACCAGCTGGAATAGAACAAAGACACAATGAATATCGCAAACACTTTAGAAGAAGGAAACAAAATGACTGATTATATAAATAAACTAATCAAGTTTGTGTCCGATAATGCTTATGAAATAGGATTGTTATGGTTCTTCATCAATATTATGATTGTTTGTGACAAACTTCAAAAATTATTATAAAGGAGACAACAATAATGATAACAATAAAACAATTAAAAGATAATGTGCCAGACCTTATAGGCAAAGTTTATACTGAAAACAAATATGTGACTGTTATAGATATAATACATGGTCGCATAAAAGTAATGCCAAAGCATCGCAAGCCTAGGCGTAAAAAAAAGAACCTTCATAGCTAAGTTGGTTNTAGGTTTTTGATAAAGTGTGGTTTTTCCCTATAATAAAAACTGCACGATAACAAATATAATACCAAGTTTAACAAGTAAAACTGAAAAGGCTGCCACCAGATACGGCAGTAAACCTACGCAAACTTTACAAGTGGTGTGTAAGACTATAGAAACTTGCATTAACTGTAAAGCGAGTATTCGTATCCATTACGCTAATACTGAGGTATACGTCAGAATGTAATGTCGGTTGCAAGCAGAACTAAATTCTTTTAACTCTATAATAGAGCAATCTAACTGTATAAAGAAGAGTTAAACTTGGTAAATAATTAAAGGGCATTGTTATCTTATACCCACAACTACAATACAGTATAAGAAGGAACTCCGCATCTTCCTTACTTCATAGCAATGCCCTATCTTTAGCCTGCCCATATCTTTTGCGACTGAAAGCTCAACCATGAGAACAATGGTCATACGGACATACTGTTACTCATAATATGGTAATAAGTAGCCCAGCGTATACAGTTAAGATTAAATGGGCAGGTTAATAATTATATAATAAAAAGGAATATAAATTGGAACAAGTGTTAGCAGAATACGCAAAAAGCCATTAAGTGGACAACTCCTCTCAGAGGGTAATCTGTCTTGTTCCTAAATTTTAATAATAAAAAGGAGTAATAATGAATATAGTACAAGAGTTTGCATTAAATATAGTTATAGCATCTTTATTATGTTTTGCATTTATATATGGCCTTTCTCAATTAATGTACAACGAGGAGGATGAAGATGTTGAATAAAGTAACTAAAAAAGAAATAAATGATGCTTTTGATTATCTTATGGGAACAGGAAGATTAGAAGAATTAAAGCAAGATGATGTGTATTATATCAAAACATTATTAAAATCTGTAGCAAATGAATACAATTGGAAATTAATATTTGAGTATGAATTAAAAAATGAGGAAGAATAATGAGTCGTAAAATTCAAGATAAAATCAATAAAGATAATAAAAAAAGATTGCTTAAGTCATTCCCTTACGGGCAAGGAGATGTATTAAAAAATAAAAAATACTTAAAAGATAGAAATGATTTATTAAGAAAAAATGGCAATGGATGGTGGTATGGATTAAATAAAGAACAAAAAATAGCATTAGGAATAAAATTAACTGAAGAGGAAAAAAATGAGTAAACAAATATTAATGGTTAAACACAAAGATGAAATAATTCTTGAAATATTAAGATTGCAACAAAAAAAATTCTTAGACGAACAAATAGAAGCTAAAGCAGTAAATCATGGCAGAATACAAGGATTAATGTTTTCAATAGGGTTATTTGATATATTTAACAATAAACAAGAGGAAGGAAAAAATGATAGCATCAACAAGTAAACTAGCATACAAACAATTAAATGAAGAAGGCATTGGTAATACGCAAAAGTCTAAGATTTTATATGTCGTAAGAGACCATTACAAAAATAGTGATAAAGGATTATCTCTAAGAGAAATATCTAAGCTAACAAACTTTGAAATCAATGCTGTTAGTGGTAGAGTAAATGATTTGAAAAAGGATGGATTACTTGAGACAACAGATAAAAGAAAATGTTCTTATACTAAAAGATTAGTATCTCCTGTTATACCAATAGAATCATTTAAAAAAGAAGAAATAAGTAAATTAAAATTATTATTAAATCTTTATGGATATAAAGACCATAAATTTAAAATAAAAAATAATAAAATTACTTTTATGATAGGATACTATAAACATATTAGTACAACAGATTTAGTAAGACTCCAAGTAAATAGTAAATCAAAAATAGTTCAACATTCATTTTTTGATGATGATTGTGGAGACAAATTTTGGTATGAAATAATATAAACTATTAGGGCGTAAAAATATTAATCTTAGTATAAGAACTATAGAAAGTAAAAAAAGATGACAAATGCTAAGGTTGGCTAGGTAGATATACCATCGCCCTAATAACTTTAAAAAAGGAGAGAATAATGATTGTATTTGATATAGCAGAATGGATAGCAAACCTATTAATCTTAGGAATATCTATTATAATATGGGCCATTGGAATATTTATGATAATGATGATAATATCAATGGTTAATCAATGGGTAAAAGAAATAATAAACGAAAAAAAGGAACTTGAAGAATGAGATACTATTGGGAAGCTATATTTAGCGTAGAATATTTTCCATATTGGGAATTTTCTATGTTAATGGTCTTAGCATTATTATTAAGTATTTTATGGAGATTACATAGAATAGAAAATAAAATAAATATAAATAACGAAACAATAAATCACGCATTAGATGAATGGAATAAATAAAAGGAGAGAAACAATGGGAATGGATATATATGGATTAAATCCAATAAAAAATACTCCAGAGCCAGAAGCTGTTGCAAAATGGAGAATAAAAGATGGAATGATTAACTGGAAAGCAATGGAATCAGTAAAAGGAGCTCAAGAAGAATACTTTTTAGCATTAGAAAAATGGAATAATGAAAACCCTGGCGACTACTTTAGAGCAAATATTTGGTGGTGGAGACCTCTATGGGAATGTGTTTGTTATTTTTGTGATGATATATTAACGGAAGAAGATGAAAAAAATGGAAAAATGAATAATGGATATGAATATAGCATTAAAACTGCACAAGCAATATCTAACAGATTAGAACAAGCATTAAAAGATGGAGACCTTCATAAATACAGAGATGAAAGAAATGAATTTCTTAATGAATTGCCAGATGAAGATTGCAAGATATGTAATGGAACTGGAGTAAGAGAAGATGAAATAGGAAAAAAAGAAAGAAAGAAAGATGAAGAATTTAAATGTAACGGGTGTCAAGGAAGAGGGAAAAATGAAAATTTTGCAAAAAATTATGATTTCGATATTGATTTTGTAATGGACTTCGCAAAATTCTGTGAACAATCTGGAGGATTTAGTATTTGCTAGAATTTGTATTGCTAAATTGATTGAACCTAAACCTTGATATTGTTAAATTTACGATACATTTAAGGAGAGATAAATGGATATTAAAGAAATATACGGTGCTTATTTAAAACATCAAGATTCACTAAGAGAAAGAGATGAGAATGTTTTTCATGCATCCTCAGCTGGAAGTTGTTATAGAAAACAAATGTATTCCTATTATGATTATCCATCTGATGAAAAAGATGATACATCACTTAGGTTGTTAAGATTGGGAACTTTAGTTCATGCTGATTTAGAAAAAGCAATGTCAATGTATGAAGACAAACTTGCTAATATGCAAAATCTAGAAAGCCCTATTTTAAGAGAAATGCATATTGAAGAAAAAATAAAGATTGAAGAATTAGATGTTGTAGGAACATTTGACGCTGGTGAATTAATAAAAAATAATAATTCAAAAGAAATTGAATTTAATCTTTATGATTACAAAACTGCAGCTGCATACAAATGGACAACAAAGTTTGGATTGAAGAAAAATAGAGTTGCTAGCACAGATACAAATTACAAACTTCAATTAGGAACTTACGCTCTTGGAATAAGACATAAATATGAACCAGATAAAATTAATATGTATCTCATCTGGTATAATAAAAACACATCTCAAATGAGAGAACAAATAGTTTCTCCAGAATGGATAGATAAAGCTTTTGAATATTGGACAGAAGTATTTGAAATGAAAGAAGAATTAGGCAAATCGTTTGAAAAAGAACTTGAGCCTGAATTGGAATATGGAGTTCCTATGCAAGATTGGGAATGTAGATACTGTCAATATTATAGTATTTGTCCTAGTACATTAGCAAATAAAAAAAGATAAGGAATAACAATGAGTAAAAATAATGAAATAATAATAGTTGATGAGCAAATGCTTAAAGCAGCTAATAGTATAAGAAAAGCAATAACTAATAAACATAAAAAAGTATCTAGGATGAAAACACCAAAACCATTTATAAAGAAAAAAATGAATTTGGATTATGTAGAATTTTCATATATGAGAGAAATTGCAGATAAAGAATATCCTGGCTGGTCTTGGACAATACAAAAAACAGAAGTATTAGGAAGTGAAGCTTATGTTGTTCATGGAAGATTAAAATGGTATGATGAAGGTATTTGGAGAGAAGCTGATATGGTAGCAGCTCATAGAGTGCAAAAGAAAAGAGGAACAAATGAATTTGTTGATATAGGCAATGATATAAAAGCATCTAATACTGATTGTATAAAAAAAGCATTTAATATGTATTTAAATATTTGCGATGATGTTTATAGAAATCAAATAGAAGATATGGAGCTTTCAGATGAAGAAAAGAACGATATACTTGTTATTGCTTCAGAGATTGGAGATGATAAAATGGCTTCAATTCATAAATTGATTATCGATGGACATATAAACAAAGCAAATTATAAAGGTTCAGTAAACAAACTAAAAAGAGAGATAGATAATGAGAAAAATAAATAATTACGGAGAAGTTCATTCACTTTTACATGAAGAAGAATGTTATACAATTGGAACTAATGACGGAAAAGAATTTAGGAGAGTGGTTTATAAAGGAACTAAACTCTTAAATGGTAAAAGTATGATGGTATTTAAAACAGAAGACAATAGTCGTCTAACAATAAATCCATCATTTCATACCTTCACAATAGAAGAACAACCACTTCCTCAACCAGAGGATTTAGATAGTAGAGTGGATGTTTACATACAAAATAAAATAAAGGAGAGATAGCATGGGAAAAATATCAGCTAAAGATAGAGATGAACTTATAAATAGTGGCGTTCTATCTAAAAAAGCTCTAGCTGAAATGGAAAAAAAGAACCTTGTGGCTAAAAACAAATCAACTATCAAAAGATTTATGAAAACAGCTGATGGAAAATTTGTAGAACCACAACTTTATTTTCGTGGAGCTAAAGGAACAAAACCATCTAAAAAGATGGAAGAGTTTACAACTAAATACAATGCATTACTTGATAAGTATGCAACAACTAAAACAAACACTAAATAGGAGAAACAATGGCAAAAACACTAAATGCTACATATGACCCTTCAAAGAAATGGATGCCCATTGAAGAAGGTAAATATCCAGCTCACATAACAGGTCTTTCTACAAGAGAAATGAATACAAGAGCTGGAGAGGCTATAATAGTAAACTTGACTTATGTGGTCAATGAAGCTGTGTCTGAATACGAACAACCATTATGGGAAATGGATGGATACGATTATGTAAAAGATTCATCTGGAAATAGAGTCCCTGTAATGAATGGAAATGGAGAACAAGCAACAGGTTCATGTTCTCATTTAGAAAATAGAGAATTAAAAGATAATGGATTCTTTATTTTTACAGATACATCATCAGCTAGTAAGAATAGTAGATACTTTACATTGCTTGAAAATCTTGGTATTCAATGCGAAGATACAGATGGAATTAAAAGACTAGTATTGTTAGAAGAAGAAGATGTAGTCGGTAAACCTGTTCATGTTACTGTTAAAAGAGAGCAGTATGTAACAGCAGCAACAAAGGATTTACCATTAGAGCAACAAGATAAAAGAACTACATTTAAAGTTGCTAATGTAGAACTTTGGAAAGATGGCCCTACTTTAAGTCAAGAAGAACTTGAAGAGGATGTACCATTCTAAAGTAAAAAAAACTAAGGTTTTTACATTTGTTTAAAATATGTAATTAAATGTAAATTAGAGATGAGGGCGGTTGTATATATCTAGTATCTACTATCTCTCATCTCTCCTTAGTGATTCTTAACCGCCCTCAATATAATAAAGGAGAATAAATGAAAGAATCAACAGCATTAATTAAATTAGCATTAAGTGAAATACAGCATGTTATATCTTGTTTACAATACACAGAAAATTGCGCTGAATTTTTTGATGCAAAAATTAAACATATTGATTTTACAATAAAGTTAAAAAAAGACTTTATTAAAATAAAAGAAGATATAATAGAAGGAGAAAAAAACATTGAAACCAGAAACCAAACAAAAGAAGAAAATAGGAATGGCCCGCAAGCTTGCGAAAGCTGCGTTGATTAATAAACCTAAATGGATGCCTGCTAAAGATTTTACTTACTTAAAAGATGTTTCTGTTGGTGAATTAATTGATACTGACAGTGGGTTAAGAGCCATTGTTGTAGAGCATGGAGAATGTTCAACATCAGTTTTAGTATTAAAAGCAAATCATCATCAATCAGAAGATAGACAATTCTATTTAGGTAAACATAGATGGGCAAAGCAAACCGAAGTAAAAGTAATAGGAGATTAAAATGAAAAAACCATTAATGACTGTTGGATGTGAAGAGATAGTTACATCATTAGAACAAGAACTGCAAATGAGAATAAATTGGTTAGAAGAAGGATTAAATAAATTAATCAATCATTATAGTTATACTACAGTTCCAAGAGAAGTAAGACATATTGCTCAATCATATCTTGATGGAGAACCTACAACTGCTGATGAATTTAATGAGGCTCAAATACAAGAAGGTGAAGAACTGATGAAAGAATTTAGTAGAATGATTGAAGAATAATGAAAGGCAGAAAAAGAAATAAAGTGCTAACATCAAATGCTCTTGAAAAAAGAATAAACGATGCTAAAATGACAGATAAAAGAATAAAATATTGCAATAATTGTAATAAATGTTGGGAACATTTTATTGATGAAGGCAGTCCAAGAATTTATCATTATGAAGATTTTCCTTCTTATGGTAAACAAATAAAAATGTGTAAAAGATGTAAATTAAGAGGAGAGATAAATGAGCAAAATGTCATGGATAAGTTATCTATGTGAATCTGGTAATACAAAAGGGTTAATAGAAGAAGTTGGTGAAGAACTTGCTAACCAATTCTTACACGCTCACAATCAAATGAGAAATAATAGAGACAACCCTGCATACAATAAATTAAACGAAATTCACGATGAAATGCAGAAAGAAGTTAAAAATGACAAACGATATAAAAACATTTAATTGTCCAGCTTGTGGTTTTAATGCATTTAAAAAATATAACAAATCTCAAGAAATATCTAAATTATTAAAGAAAAGGAGTTTAAAAACTAAAAAATTATTAAGACAAGTAGCTAGACTTATATCTAATCACATAACTACAGAAAACAGAGATACTTATTTTTATTTTTTATATGGAATACAAGAAATAGAAGATAATGTATTAATATGGGGATTAGAACAATACTATCAAAGCAGACATTATTTAAAAAATAAAGGATTTGCTTATCTTAGAAGTATAGTGCAAAATAGAAATAAAAATATGGACTCTATCAAAAGAAATGAGAGAAAAATGATTGGCAGTCCTCCCCCAATAATAGAACATGAATAACATAAAAAAGGAGAGAAGTATGTTACAAAATGCAATGTTTCCAGTTAAAGAAGTACCAATATTTAAAGATGTTGTTACTCATAATCTTGGAACACATGATAAAAATGGAAGAAGTGGATATAAATTCATAGTAAGAGAAGACACTGGAGAAATACTTAGTTGCATGACAGATAGTTATAGACTTGTTACAAATAAATCTATAATTGAGGCAGCTGCACCAATTGTAAAGAAACACGGTGGAGAAATAAAAGAAGTATCTATATTTAGCAATGGAAGGTCAGTCCATATGAAATGGCATTTTCCAAAGCATCTTGTTAAAATTGGAAAAAATGATGAATTAACACCTGAGATTGTTGTAGGCAATAGTTATGATGGTACTCTTGGAGTAAACATTATGGCTGGAGCTTTCAGATTAATATGTTTAAATGGAGCTGTTATAGGCATAGTGGCTTCTAAATACAAAAATAAGCATATTAAATCAAACATCTCTTTTGATGATTTTGATGAAGTAATTACAGAAACAATGGATAAAACAAAGTTAATCTTTACTGAAGAATTTCCTGTTTTACAAGGAACTAATTTTAAAGATAAACATGTTATTAATTTCTTGCAAATGTTTCCATTACAAGCAAATGAAATGGTTACACAAGCATTAATAGCTAACAAGCCTAAATCATTTTGGGATTTATTTAATGTAGGTACTAACGTACTCAGTCACCATATGAATAGAAATAGATTAGCAACCCACAACATTGAAGGAAGGTTGTATCCTGCGATAAAGAAGTGGGCTAAAAAGGAGGCTGGTCTTGCCATCGCATGATTGGTACGACTGTCCTATTGTAATTCCTTATTATGGGGGGAAGTATGAGATGAGTAAATTATTTATTCCTCTTATACCTCCCCACAAGAGGTATTTTGAAATGTTTGCTGGCGGTCTATCAATGTTTTTCAGAAAACAAAAAGCTGAATGGAATGTTGTAAATGATAAAGACAATAATATAGTTAATTTATATATGTGTGTTATGCATCATTTAGACGACTTAGTGCATTACCTTAACTGGCTTCCAAAATCTCGTAAATTATTTTTAGATTTTAGAGCAGAAATAAAAGAATGTAATGAATTTGATATTCCAGACCCATTACAAGCAGCTAAATATTTCTATTGTATAAGGCATAGCTTTAATAAGCTTATTCATACTCCATTTTCTAAAAATAAAGATATGAATAAAAATTGGGAAACTGAATTAAAATACTCAAGAAAACATATTGGTGGAACAACTATAGAGAATTTAGACTTTGCAGAACTTGTTGAAAAATACCCTCCAAATAAAGATGATTTCTGGTATTTAGACCCTCCTTATTTTATAGCGACAGATAAAGGAGATTATTACATGAACAACTTTAATTCAAAAGACCATTTTAGATTTAAAGAAGCAGTTGATGCAATACATGAAGGTGGAGCTAAATTCATGATAAGTTATGACTATAGAGAAGAAGTAAAAGAACTATATAGCGAATACAATATTAAAACAATAGAGTTAAAAAGCTATTCTGGAACAACAGATAAAGCAAGACTGAAAAAAAGAAAAGAGTATTTAATATTAAATTATGAACCAACATCTCAATTAGGGATGTTTTAAGGAGAAACCATGGAAGAAAATAAAAAGAACGAAGTAAAGTTAATGCCAAGTTCAGATGAAGCTGAAAGAGCGTTACTTGCTTGTTTAATTGACGGTGGAGAAAGAGAATACGAAATAGCAATGGCTTGGATTCGTGAAGATAATGCTTTTTATTATAATGATAATAAAATAATATGGAAAGCATTTAAAGACCTATGTCAAAATGGTGTAGAAGTAGATTTTATAACATTAAACGACAGAGTAAAAGAATATAAAGGCGAAAATATGGCTTATTATATAACAGGTCTTAATGATGTTTTTATTTCAAAATCAAACATAGAAAACTATGCAAGAATAATATGGGAAAAATACATACAAAGAGAAACAGCTAAATCTGCTCAAGCATTATTAAATGCTAGTTATGAAGATTATGATGAAGTTGGAGGAATACTAGAAGAACATAGCAAATTAGTAACTGAATTAAGACAAATACAACCATCAAAACAAAGAACAATAGAAGTATTAATTGATGAAATGAAAGCTGTTGTAGAAGAAGATTCTAATTTAATACCATTTAATCTTGCTCATTTAGATATGTTTGCTGGTGGAATGACAAGAAAAGAAATAACTGTTGTAGGTGGAAGGCCCGGTCATGGAAAAACTACATTAATAATTAACATGATAAAAGGATTAATAAATCAAGGATATAAAGTAGTCTTATTTAATCGAGAAATGAGCAATGCAGAAATGTTAAAGAAAATGTCTGTAATGGAATCAATCTCTTTAAAATATGGAGATATAAGACGAAATGAATTATCAGATAATGATAAAAAAGAATTTGATAATATAGCAGATAAAATGAAAAATGATTATCAAAATTTAATAATGTATGATAATGTAAGAACTTTATCTGATTGTCTTCGTGAAATTGCAAAACATAAACCTGATGTTGTAATAGATGATTATATTCAATTAATAGATGTTCAAGGAGTAAAAGAAGGAAGAAGATTTGAAATTGAAAAAATAATGCAAGAATACAAATGGATATGTAAACAAGAAGATTGTTCTGCAATACTTGTATCTCAATTAAATAGAGAAATAGAAAAAAGATTAGACCCTAGACCTCGTATGAGTGATTATGCAGAATCTGGCGTAATTGAACAAACTGCTGAATCAGCAATGTTTGTATTCTATGGACATAACTTTGACAGCGAAAGATATTCACCATATAAAAGTGAAATAATTGTATCAAAAAGTAGATATGGTAAAATTGGTACTCATATAATGGGATTTAATGGAGGTCGATGTAAATTCTATGTAAATTCAGATTCAGCGGAGGCTGATAATATTGAATAAAAGTTGCTTGGGGTGTTATTATGAAAACGACAGTGTTTGTTATTGGTTCAAACTCAAAAGTAATAGCACCCCAAAAAAAATACCAATAAACATAATAAACAAAGGTTGCGATAAATACAAAAACGATAATCTGGAAAAGTTGGAATTGGGACTACTAGATTATTTAATAAAAGTTTTTGATGGAGAGATTATTGGAACTAAATACAAACCGCCAATTAAAAAAAGAAAATCATACAAAAAAAAGTATGTTAAAAGCGCACATAATTACGCATATAGAAAGGATGCTCAATGAAAACAATAATAGGTATAGACCCTGGGGCTAATGGAGCTATTACTTTTACTAACTCAAAAAACAAAAAACTTTATATTCACAAATGCCATCCAAGCATATCTGGTAGAGCAGTTATAGTAGAAATGGCTAAAAATGCTTTTAAAGAAGACAATATAGTAGCATACATAGAAAAAGTACACGCTATGCCACACGATGGTAGAAGTTCTTTATTTAAATTTGGAGTAAACTACGGAGTTTGGCTTGGTATACTTGCTTCTAAACAAATACCAACAATAGAAGTATCACCACAAAAATGGATGAAATTTTGGCAAGATAAAATAGAAGAAAAACTTCCTAAAGTAAAAAAAGATAGAAAAAATAAACTAAAGGAAATAGCTTCTATTTACACAGAAAAACCAGCGACGTTATGGAACGCTGATTCAGTTTTAATAACAATGTACGGAGTACATAAAGAAGAGGAGAGATGAATGTCAATTAAAAAAGTAAAAGCAAAATATAAATGGAGAAAAGATTTTTCACCTTTAGTAAAAATAGACCATTGTGTAGTAAAAGCATTTACAACGCAACATATATTTACTATTGATTTCTTTTCATCATTGCTATGGTTTGAGTTTCAATTTTCAAATNTTCTATCCAGTTTTAAAATAGGAGTTGGTAAACTATATTTTATGTCTGGAGGAGGATATAATGAGTAAAAAAGAAAACACATACNTAAAAGAAAAACTACATACAATAGCTGAATTAATAAAAAAATTAAACGAAGAAATACATAAAATTAGCAAATTATTAAATTAATAGACTCCATGGTTAACGAGTCCAAAAGGTGGGTGACAGTCTGGTGCACTGTCGCCTGCCTTATTTTTTTTTAGTCAATAAACTTATCAATAACTTGAGACACTTCTTTAATAGGACTTGGTAAGTAAGGTCTGGCACCTCTAAATGCATTTTCACTAAAATCTTTTATCCATAAAAACATTGAAAGAACTTCAGATGGAACAGGCATATCCCTCAAAAAATCCTCAAGAGTATCATCTTCATCATCCAACCCTCTAGTTCCCCATTTAGCTACTAAAGCTGCCACCATAGACATTGTCATTATCTTACCTATCAATGGACTTTCTAATCCAAATATCATTCTTTGATTTATTTTATTTCTAGCAAGCATTTTAGGAATGCTCATAGCACTTCTTATAAAAGTATATGGAGCAAAATTCATCCACATTATCTTTCCTAAAATAGCAGCTAATCCTCTTGTCAAAAATAAATTTGTTGCTCTATCTAAATTCTTGTCATCAAGGTCTTTATTTACTTTAATATATTTAGTCCAATATTTAACTTGTTCTTTTGACAATCCAAATAATCTAGCAGCTTGGGAACCTCCTCTAATTATTTTTTTCATAATCTGAAAAGTAATTCTTGGAGCTAAAGCTGCTGTTCCTAAAGATGGATATTTTTGAGCAAATTCTGGAGATAAAGCAGCTGCTCTAAATATTTCGTGTTCTAAAACAATTTGATTAAAATCATACTGTCTCCATTGCAACCAAATTCCACCAAAAGCACTTCTAAATGCTTTAGGAGCTATAACTTTTGTAAATCCAAATAAATTATAATACACATACAATCTTGCCATATCAACTGCATCTTCAGAATCAGTATATTTCCATTTTCTATCTGAAGGAACATTTACTCTTCCCATATTATAAGCTTCTCTTAATCCTTGATAAGCACTTTCAAGTCTCATNTGTTCTTCACTTCCAGACATAGTAAATAATTTTTCACCAACTCCCAAAGGAAACCATTGNAATTTCCATTTAACAAGTCTATTAATATTATTTTGAGTTAATCCTATNCTTAAATCTTTAAATCTTTTAGATAATCTTTTTCTTTCTTTTTCGTTATTAGCAGTTGGGTCATGCATTATTTTATATAATTCAGTTTTTACTCTTTTTAATTCTTCTATTTGAATCTTTTCTCCAACAGCCCCTCTTCTTTGAGCTGATGATATTAGCTTATCCCAACCTTTACTATTATTTAAAAAATCTGGCAATGAAGTTGATTGCCATAACCTAACAGTATCTACTAATGGCAATAACATTTCTTTATATTCAGAAGTAGCATCCATATCTATACCCATTGTTAGCATGTCTATAAATGCATTACCCGGATGAAGAACTCCAGTTTCTTCTACTTGTCTTCTTATTTCTTGCGGGTCTTTAAAATTTTCATCGCCATACATTACAGCTCTTATAGATTCAAAAGTTGATTTAAATCCATAATTTATAACATTGTTAATTCTTTGAGTATTGTTAGTAAGAGATGTCCATCCTCCTAAGTTAGCACCTGTCTTATATCCTCTATATATTAATCCTCTGTCTCTTATTCCTTCGGCATCAATGTCGTCTCCAAACATATTTGCTATAGTTTGGTCACTATAATTAAGGTTTAAAAATCCAGATTCAATATCAGCATGACCAGAAGAAGCTCTTGTTTGGTCAACAAGATAATTAACTAATTTAGGATTATGTTGTAATGCAAGAACTGATTTTAATAATTGAAGTTTTAATAAAGTTAATTCATTTGCTCTAGTTGATTGGTCAACATATTCTTGCCACACACCTCTATCTTTTCTTCTTCTTTTATGGTCTGTAAATAAAGTTCTTCCTTTAGATGCTAATATTCTACTAACAGCCATCATATCTCTTCTTTCTAAATCAGTATCACTTTCTCCATACAATTTCTTACCCATGTTTTCAACCATAGATTCATAGTATTCTTTTTTATTTTCAAACTCAGCAATTCTTTCAGTTGATTCAGATATTTCACCTATGCTAGATTCATCACTTTCTAATATATTATAATCAGTAGCTAATTGCGCTTCAATTTCAGGTAAATAAGAGCTTTTAACAATATGCATTGCTTCTTCCATCATTGATTCATAAACAGGTCTTTCAAACTTTATATGTCCATAACTCCACTTAGAAGCTTTTCTTACATAAGAATTTGCAGACATAAAATTGCCATCTTTATCTTCATGTATATTAAATTCAATGCCTCCAATATCATTCACCTTATCCATTAATTCTTTTATAGATTCTAAATCCCAACCTTGTTTAGTTAATTGAGATGTTACTTGTTGGACATAAGACTGATATTCATATATTGATTCTTTGTATTGTTTTTTTAATACTTTTTCAAAAAATAATTGATTCCATTCTCTTTGCATATCAATAGCTTCCCACATTTCGGGCATCCATCCATCTGATGGTTCGTATATAGCATCATTAAATTTTACACCTCTTTTCCAATTGGCATATTTTCGTTTAGGTGTTAGTGAATTTGGAATGTTTTCATATTTATATAATCTATGTTCTTGTGCAGTAAAAAATCCCTCTTCTAATTCAGAAGGTAATAAATGCTTTTTTAAAGATTCTTCTGTGATTGATTGGTTCTTTTTAATATCAGAAAAAAACCCAGATATGTCATCTGGTATTCTATAAATAAGAAATGCATTTTCTTTCTCGCCAGGGTTTATAGATATAGAACCTTGTTGAAGTTGTAGGTTTCTTTGTTTTTTTAACCACTTAACTCCAACTTTATCACTATGTAAAGGTATCATGACATACTTAGATTCATTATCCCCTATTTCATGTCTTTCAGATTCAAACTTAATCATTTCAAAGAATTTTTTACCACCCCAAGAATTTCTCCATTTAATAAAATCTTTTGGATTAGTAGGTATATCTCTTGGCATTATATTTCTAACTTCATCATGTAATAATTCTTCCGATAATTGAGAAACTGCAAATACTTTTTGATTAAGATTTAATTCTGGAACATCTCCTCTCGCTCCTATTGCTGATATTTTATTATCAATAGATTCAAGAGATATAGGATTTTTTTGACCAGTATTTGGGTCAATAATACTAATTTTCCACGGGTATCCTTTTTGTAAATGCGAATCAAGTAAAGATTGTGTCATCTCAACAAGTTTTCTTGCTTGACCACTTGTATCAAGAGAAGCTGCTGTTAATAATGGTTTTTTTATTGTATCTTCATAAGAATTTAAATCAACTTCTTTTTCGGCTCTTTTTTCCCATCTTTTTACTTTGTTCAATATATATCGTATTTTACCATCATCCCATTTTTCAGAATTATTCAAACCAGACATTTCAACGCCTTTATCCCTACGAGAAAAAGCAGATTGTCCATATGCTTCTTGAAAAAGTCCTTGTATCCAATCTAATCTATTATCTACAAAATCATTAGGCATAACAAGAGCATTACTTTCATGTAAAGATTGAATACTGCCATCTAATAAATGTTTAAATAATTTATTGTGTTCTATAAATCTTTTTCTTTCTTTTAATATTTGCTGTTTTAAATCTCTCTTTTCTACAATATTAGTAGCTGATTTAAATTTTTCTTTTAATAATGGACTTTTATCAAAAGGATATTCTATCATATCAGCAATACCAGACTCAAGTCTTGCTTCTATTTCTGCTCTAGCTTCTTTAGAAATATTAATTACTAATTTTTTATCATCGCAATAACTCATGGACAATCCTTTAATAACTGTTCAATTGTTTTAGTATTTCTTTCTTCATACCTAGAACCTTCTGATTTTAGATTTATTTTTTCATTAGATGCTTGTCTTAAATTAGGGCCAAATCTATTAATAAATTCAGTCCATACACCCGGATGCATTAATGGCATTGGTAAAATCTTTTCAATATCCCTAGACCTTGACAATGATGTGTAACTAGATGGAGTATGAATATCAGTTAATATTTTTTCAAATTTCTCAATATCATCTTGCAATCTTTCTGCTATACCTAAATCTGGTTCATTAGCCATTTTTTCTCTAAGATTCATAATTTTATTTACTAATCGAACTTCTCTTTCCCCAACTTTCTTTTGAAATTGCGGTGAAAACTTTAAAATTCCTCTTAAAAATCTTAATGTAGCATAAGATTGTTGTTGTTCAGATAGTTTATTCCAAGTCATCTTTTTAACTTTTTTGTCACCTTTATTTAACCATTTATCAACAAATTGAACTAATTTTTCTTGATAAGGATAACCAGAAGATGTAATCTTACTTTTATTTACTTGTTGATATACATTAGCAGACATCATTATAGAGTAAAACTCACGAGTCATTTCATTAATAAATTGCCTTGCTACTTGTTTATCTTTTTCAAATTCCTTTGTTTCTGGATACCATCTTTCAGTTTCTTTTTGTATAGTATATAAATCTTTCTGAGTTTGCATTATACCTCTAACAATTCTATTAGGATGATAACCCAATGGATGTTCATGTACTTTATCATTTGGATTATTTGATTCATAATCAACTAATGATTGATAAGGAACTGCTAATAATTTTTCTAATGGTGTTAATTTATTATTAAAAGTTACATTGTTTATTTCTAATGTACTTTTTGTAAGAGCGCTCGTTGCTCCATATCTTAATCTTCTAATATTTGCTTTTTCTTTAATCCTTTGACCTCTTTCAACTCCGCTCATATTATTCATTTCCCACATTTCCCTACTGGTTTCAAACATATCCTCCATCTTTTGTGAGCGATTATTATCATTGCTAACACCACGTCTTGCTAAATTATGCATTAATTCTTTTCTTATTAACGATGTCATTGTATTTATTTGTTTAGAGCCTATTGGAGAACCATTTTCTTGTACAAACATTTTAGGAATTATAAAATTATAACCATTGTATCCCCAATCTGCTAATAAGAACTCTTTTGCATTATCAACAGCTGCTTGCAACAATATATGTAATTGCTTAACTGGAGTTGTCTTTAAATACTTATCTCCAGACTCCCAAGTATTGCCATCTATATCTACCATAGTACCCATCTTAGCTGAATCTAACATTTCTTGAGTAATATTTTCTTTTAATTTTGCATAATCTAATATTTCAGTTTCTTTATCAGGGTCTTTTGCTACAATAATTTGATTACCGATTTCTGCTTTAAATCCTTTAAAATACATATCTTCTAGGAATCCAACAGAGTTCATAAGAACTCCTTGAGAATTAATTCCTTTGCCAAGTTTTCCACTAACAATATACATATCAGCTTTTTTAGTTAACTTGTATTCAGTATCAGGTCTTGCAAAGTATTCTAATCTTACAAAACTATCCATATCTTCAAATGCTTGTTTTGTTGATTCAGAACTCATTTCTCTAATAATACTTCTGTCTTTATAATTTTTACCAAAATAAGGAGCTAGTAAAAATGAATTATCTCCATCGTGGTCTGCTTGCATTTTACCTACAATAGATTCTGGATGAAACCAAGCAACTGCTCCATGTCCACTAGGAATAACTTTTTCAATTCTTGCTAAGAAAACAGCACTTGGACTATATACGGGCCATCTACCAACCATTAAATATTCTTTTCTACTCCTTAATGCTTTATTAATGTTTTCTATTAATTCATCTCCATATCCAGATACATTTAATAAATCTTTTAAAAATCTTGTTATTGTTACATCATCAGCACTAACAACTACACCATCTTCTTTTTTAACTATTGTTCTAGATAAATCAGATTTTATAGCAGGATAACTTCCAAATCCTCTTCTTCTACCACCATAAGAATTTTCTTTCAACATTCTATTTTTTACTGGTTCAATCATCCCAGTTATAATATGAGGATGCATAAATCCATCTGAAATCATTTGACCNGACATTGGTTCAATCAATCTATCAACTTCATTCATAATAGAAAGACCATCTGATTTCATTTGACCCATTAAAGCTCTCATTACTTGAGGATTATTTCTTGTAGAAAACAATGTATCCATGTTCATTTTTGCAACACTTAACATTCTATCCGTTAATGCATTTCTTAAATTATCAAACTTTGAATTATGTAAATGAGATAACCAAGACCATGGAAAAGCTGCGCTGTTATGTCCTTGTTGTTTAGGTATCTTAACTATACGCCTTGATTCTTCTGGCAATGTTAAAATATTAGTAGCTATTCTACCATCTAATTTAAAATCACCACTTCCTCCATCTGGTTCTTTTGCTTCATCAAGAGTACCAAACATTGTAACTCTGTCTTCATTGCCATCAAATATTCTTATATGTCCATTAACATTTGAAGTATATACAATAATATTATCATTTTCATCTGTTATATAAATATCTTCTTCTGGAACAAATTCATTATGTTTCATTGCTAAATAATGAGTTCCTTCTAATCCAGCTTCAATTTGTCCTTCTACAGCATTATAATGTTTATTACCAAAATCATCATTTTTACTAATAAATCTAATCCTTGTTTTTATTTCTCTTAATTTTGACGAATTTTCGGATGTTGGTTCTCTTCCTATGATACTAGCTGTTTTATCTAAATACTCGCTTTCTACCCATAAAGAACCATCACCATGATACTTATTTTCCAATCCACCAATATAAGAAGACATTGGAATCTTTTTAGTAGCGGCTCTACTACCGGGCAATCCCTTAGAAACAAATGTTTTTGATTGGTCAATTATCTTTATAGTAAAATCACCTGTGCCTGGTGCTACAATACCATCTCCATCATCTATAGCAAGTCTTCTACTGTGATGAGCAGCGTAAGGACTTCTCATAAGATAATCTCTACCTCTTAATCTTTTCATTACTTCGTGAGAAAGTATATGTTGAGCTTCAACGTAATCATTTAATTTTGAATTTTTTAATTCATTTTTCATTGAATCTAACATTTCTTTTTTCATCTGTTTATTAATGTTACCAATTTCTATTTCATAATCAAGATAATCAATAACAGCTTGCTCATCTGAAGATACATCCATTATGTCTTTACTAGCTTTTACAATAATAAAAGAAGGACTGTTTCCTCCAGATTTAACACTTATAATAGTTCTAGCAAATCCATCTTTTTTAGCAAATTGAGAAAGTTTAGCATCCCAATTTCTTACCATAGAACCACTTAAATCAATAAATGCTTGTTTTGAATAATAACTATCTTTTTCTTGCCCTTTAATAACTTCAACAATATCATTAAGATAAATTCTAGAATATTTAAGTTTACCAAAATTCCAATCATATGATTTATTATCATAATCAAAGAAAGAAACATTTACTGTGCTTGGTAAATCTTGATTATTTCTAATATCTTTTCCATATTTAGGATGTCCTCCTATCTTTGGAATAAATCGTTTATCATCTTTATTATCTAATTTAACTCCATCTTTAGTCATATTTGCCCACCAAAAAGCAGGTCTGTCAGAGGCATCTTGTCTATTAATTGGTTGATTTCTTACCCAAAAATTCTTAACCATATTATTATCAAGAATAGTTTCAGGTTTATATTTATACTTTTTATTTAAATATTTAAGAAATTCATCATAATCATTAATTGCAACTTCTTCCATTAATTCAGCTGTTTTCTTAGGTTCTAAAAACCCTCCAACGCTTGTTGATTCTAAAAATTTAAAGAATCTATCTCCTACAAAATCATAAGCATCGAATGTCATATTGTTAGATATTTCTTCAACATCACTAACATTTGAAATAGACAATCCTTCACGACTTATATCGTGGCTATCTTCAGAACCTTGCTTATCAAGAGTATTTACAATATTATCTATAACATTTAAATCCGATATTTGGGCTTCCATTCTTTTCTTTTTCTTACCAGTAAATCCCATTAATTCTACTATTCTTAAAGAATCATTATTGTTTCTCATTTTAGTAGCAATAGCTGGGTCAATACTTACAGCCCATTCAGATAATAAATTCTTTATTGCAGTTCTTTGTTCTTTATTCTCAACAGCTTTTAATGCTTTTTGCATAGATGGAACAAAGTCGCTAACATCTATACCATATTTATCTTTAATCTTTTTATAAGCTGCGTCAAAATATTGAAATGCTTTAGGTTGGGATGAAAAGTTTTCAATAGCTCTTGATAAATTTGCAGCGTCTTCTTGTACAGTTTCGTCTATATCAATAGATTCTTGTTTTATAGGTCTTTCTTTTAACCAGAATCTCATTTTATCAGGTTTAACCATATCCCCATTTTCATTTTCAACTAACTCAGAAGATTCTCCATATTTTTCAAAACCTTGTTTTACCCAAAAACCTTCAGAGCCAGGCTTTGCTATAATTTCAATTTTTGTTTTATCTCTTGCTTTAAACCAATCTTTGTAAGCATTGACTATTTTAGTACCAAGTCCTTGCTTTCTTAATTTTTTATCTATTTCAATATGGCCAATTCTATTTTCATATCCAATATTAGGTAAATCATCTTTTATAAAAACGCCTTCCATCTTTTTAAATTCATCTATTTTCATTCTAGCTTTTATAATAGGATTAATTGGAGCTTTTTTTAATTTATCTTTTACAGAAGTAGAGAGTAAAGGTTTTTTCGTTATAAATTCTTTTATTACATTATCATTGCCAGTTTTAATAGCTAAATTAGTAAGGTTTTCATACATAGATGGAATTGCTTCTGGGTTTGTTCTTGGGTCTGCGTTTCCAATTGCTTTATCTATACTTTTAGATGTAACACCAGATTTCTCTAATCTATAAGAAAGTTCTAAAATATCATTAGCATTTAAAGAAGAGCCTTTAAAATCAGTAGTAGTTGGAGTCTTTTTTGATTCCAAATTAATTTTTGGTTTATCTTCTACAAATACATCTTCAACTTTTCTATCATCGCCTATTTGTTTCTTAACTCTTGCTATTTCTCTATCTATGGGAGCTGTGTCACCTTGATTTTTAACAATAATTTTTCTTCGTGCAAGTAAAGATGAATATTTATTTTCTAATTTAATTTTATCATCTACAGGTTTTTTAACAGTAGAAGGAGTTGGTTTTAAAACTTTAGAAACAGGTTTTTGCACTTGTTCAGTAGAAATTGGAGACAAAGCACTTTTTAAAGTTTCTTTCATTTCTGGTGAAACTTTTCTATTTCCAGCTACATTTAATGTTTCTATATTGTTTTCAGACAACCAAGAAGATAATTCATCAACTGTTGGATTAACTATAATAGGTTTATTTTGCTTTGAAGCAGTTTTTATAGTAAGAGAAGAACCTTTTGATTTAGGGTTTCCAAATAAAACAGTTCCATCTGAATCTTGTACATTTTTCTTAGTACGCTTTGGATATATTTTAGAATCTGATTCTCCTTCAACTAATCCAAAACCTTTTAATTTTTCTTTTTGACTACCTTTTGTTGTTTTAAAACCAGGAGGAGCTGTTCCTCCAGTTTCAATTCCTAATTCTTGACCTACTTCTAATCCAAATTGGTCTGCACCAGTTTGACCTCCAGAAATAATCTTTTTAACTGAAGTAGTAGTTGAGGCTGGAAATTCTTGTGTTGCTAATTGCTCCCTTACATAAGCTAATGCTTTTTGATTGTTTATAGCATTTTTTTCATTCGATGACTTTAATGTAAGTTTAGTCACTCCTTCGGGAAGTAAATTATTTTTATCTAAATATTTAAGAATATTGTATTCTCTCATTGTATATTCACCAACACCTGGAAAACCTAATTTATTTGGAGATACTTTATCTAATTTGTCAATAGATCTAATATCGCTATATTCAGTAACTGTGTAAGAACCAGTATCCGATATATCTTTACTTAAAGACATTGTACCATCGCCATTATCAACAGCCAATCCTAAATCTACTAATTCTTTTAAAGCGCTAGAAACTTCATTAGGCAACATCATTTTACCATCATCAGATTTTAATTTAGTAGTAGTATCGAACTCATAATCTTTTTTATTTATTGTATTACCTTCTATTCTTTCAAGGTCATCAAAAAGAATCCTGCTATCTTCTGACAATTTTGCAACGCTACTTAATTTTTGAGAAATTTCTTGAGTTGGATTAGTAGGAGTTTGAAGTTGTTGGTCAATCTTATCTAAATCAATATCTATTCCTCTTTGGGCAGTTTTAGGGGAAGTATCTTTAGCAGGAGGCTTAGTAAGAGCAACTTGAGATACTTTAATAGGAGGAGTCTTAGTTCCATCATCTAATTTCATCTTAACAAGTTTTTGTTTTGGAGAGTAAGATATAATCTCTCCGCCTTTATTTTTAAACTTGCCTTCAATTACTAATGCTTTTTGACCAATAACATCTTCTTTAGGTTCGCCTTTTTTAGGCATTTCTTGAATACCTTTGGTCTTCTTTAATTGATTTATAGCTTGTTGTTCTATTTGTTTTTGTATTTGTTTTTCAGCTTGTTTCTCAGCTTGCTTTTCAATACTTACATCTACATTTCTTCCTATTTTCTTTTGAATAGATTTTTTTATACTTTTATCTATTTGTTTTTCTATATTAATATTAAAGTTGCTAGATAAATAATTTTTCTTAGCAACGGATGTTGCATCTTTTCCAAGATTTTCTGTTAATTGAGATTCATAAAGATTTAATATTTTATCAACATATCCTTTATCTTTTATTTTTATTTTTCTATTCTCAATTTTAAACATACCTTCTTTATTTGTTATATAATCAATAGATATTTTTTTATCTAATATATCTTGAGCAATATTATCTTTATCAGAAACTATATTTAATATATCTTCATTTACATTTGACACAGATCCTAGTATCATTTGATTTACTTGTGATTGTACAGAAGGGTGTACATTATCCCATCCATCTTGACCAGCTTCCAATATAGTTTCTGCTAATTTTTCAGTTAAAGCTCCGGGGGAATAATTTTTATGTTTATTTAATAATTTGTTAAATGGTTTTTTAGAATCTTTTTTTCTACTTACAATAACTTTTTCATCATTTTGCGAATTTAAAAGTTCTTTAAAATAATTTTCTGGAGTAGGATTAACATCTCCCATAACAGATGGTATATCAAGTAATGATTCTTCAGTAAGGTCTAAATTTGAAACTCCAGTATTTACTCCATATTCATCATTTAATATAGTGTTAGCTTTATTACTCCATTTATTCCATTGCATTTTGTTACCAACGTAACTAGAAAATCCAACACCTCCACCAAATATAGCTCCACCTACTACGCTTTCACGCATTTCTTTTTGACTTACTAATGGATGGTCTCCAGATAGAATTTTTAAGAAATCTCTACTTTCTCCTTTATATCCAGCTTCGGCTAATACTTGACCTGAGTATTGAACATATTCTTGCAATGCTTCTGCGGCAGGGTCTCTTAATGCTCTATACATATAACCAATACCTTTACCGGGTATTGTTTCTTTTAATCTTTTTAATTCAGTAATTCTTTCAGGAGTAGCTATATTATTTTTATATAATTTTTTAAATGGCCCGTTAGTTATATTTTTTCTAATTGGCTTTGGAATTACTCTACCAAGTAATCTCATAGCTCCCCAACTTTCAGTTGCAGCTACAAAAGCAAGATGCTCTGCAGTTGCCCAAGATGCATTTGACCTTGCTAATTCTTCATCTCCAGTATTTTCTTTAGTCCAGTTATATGCTTCTGTATATGTACCAGTAGCTTCAAGTGGAAAATGACCAACAGTCATAAGACCTACAGCTGCAGCTGAGCCAGCAATAGGAGCAACTCCAGCTGACGCTCCCATAATTGCTACAGATGGAACCATTGAAAGAACTGCGTCTGTAAAATATTCTGGAGATTGAAATGCAGTTAACCAATCAGCAGGTTTTTCAGATGCATATGTTTGAAAAGCTTGGTATCTTAAATCCTTTTTTTGCCTTTTTTCTAATTTTTCCATATTCCTTATAGCAATTTCTTCAGCCCAAGAATTAAACTTATCAATAGCTCTAATTCTTTCTTTATCTGGAACTTTTTTATCTTTTTCTTTATTTATAGCATCTATATGTTTTTTATATTCTTCCTTATATAATTCTTGTTGCTCTGGAGATTCAAATAATGGCCCTATAATTTGTTCATCAGCTGGTTCAGTCCACATTTTAGGAACCATTTCTCCATCAACTTCTACCATTTCATCTTCTTTTGGAACATCTTCTTTTTCACCAAAATCTCTTTCATATGCTTTAGTTGAACGGTCTGTAAAATCATCTAAGGTTTCTATTATAATTCTAGAAGCACTACCTAAAAAAGCAGGAGCACCAATGGCTAATCCTTCTTTAATTGGTTCTTCAACACTATATCTCCATTTTTCATGGAAATCTATATTTAAATTGTGTAATGCAGATTTTTCTTTTAATGGAGCTAATGGCTTGTATGCATCTAATAAATAAGCAGCTCTTTCAGAAGGATTTTGAAATATTTCTTTTTGTTTGTCATTCCATCGATATGGAAATTGAACAGTAGTTTCACCTGTTACAGGGTCTGAAATTTTCTCAAATCTACTTACATCAAATTCACCAGCCTTTTCCCAAAGGGAAGGCATTTTTTTTTCAATAAGAGAACCAATTTCATCAAGCCCCATCATTCCTTCTGGAATAATAGGTTCTTCGTCTTCTATATCAAATGGATTAGAAGTGGGTATCCACCAAGGTTTGTATAAGTTTATAGCAGCCATAATTTTTATTTATTTTAAATTTTTGGTTACGGCTTTTTAATATATGAATCATTCTAAATCAAACATCCAATCTAATGATTCGTCTGTTGCAGTATTACCTATCATAGAACCAGCTTCAATAACTTGACCGTAACCATAATCCGTTCCAAATCTTTCAGTTAATTCTATATCTGTGTTATACAATATTTTATATAAATCTAAATATTGTTTATAAAGAGATTGCGCATTTGTATCTTTGCCTCCTGTCCAACCTGCAAAATCCATATCTGTATCTAAATCTTTTAACATTGAATACAATTGGTCAGATGCTTCAAAACTTCCTTTCATAGCTGCGTTTGCTAAATCATTTACAATAGATTTATCTACTTTTTTAACTGAATCAAGGTNACTAGATTTTACAAGTTTTGCTAATTCTTTACCAATTCCATGTTTATATGCTTTTATATTAGCATCTTTGTCTAAGCTAAAATTTTGAAAAATATTGGCTATCTTATTATTTAATTCATATGCTCCACCAATATTGTATTCTGATGAAAAATTCTTAGCTCTTTTTTCTTTAGTATCTAATTTTTCAGCAATACTTTTTACTACTGTATTTATTTGACCTCTAATGCTACTTTCTATTTTTGTTATTTCTTCTTTT